GGTCACATTTTATGCTGCCTAGGCGCTATCTTTCTATCTATTTTCTATTTTCATTCGCAATATTGATTTACTTCTTATTCATTATCTATCATTTATTTAATCGTATACATTTAATATGGACCATCGTAAAACTCTATTTCTTCATCCGTGTCTGGACCAATTACACATGTTACGTATCTTAGCCACTTATACTCATTTGGTTTGTCTATCAACATTATTCCTTCTTCATCTTCTTCCGTAAAAGCTATACCATCTTCATCTTCCTCTGAAATGACTGTATAATTCAGTGGTTTCAATTGCTTTTGACGAATCACGTTCCAAAGTGTATTTAATGACAGTGGCCAAAGTCGTTGTAGCTTATCTAAATCATCTCCTTGATCTTGATCAACATCTGCGTACCATGATGGATAACTATTCAATTGGTGTATACCTCTATTCACACGCACGCTTTGCGTAATTGTCAGAATCAACATTCTCAATTTGAATGGTATTTCATGAATCAACAGTCCTTCTCTACATACATGTCTCACTGTAAATAGACCGGACAAGTCATCAGATGGAACAAATATTACTTCGCAATCACGTCTACATTTTGTTATATTGTACGCCATCTCAAACTGTTGCTCAAAGCTCATGAAGTCTGCACAGATGGGACATGATTCGTCAATTTCATCTTGTTGATTAAAGTGTTCACTAACATGGACGGCATATTCAACTAAATATTTCACTAATTCAAAATTCTGCAACATGGTGATAAGTAGTTCATCATCAAAAATCGGATAAGATACTGAGAACACACCCTTATCCGGTGTGCGTATTGAGTATGACAATTCCAGCATCGTTTTATAATGTTTTTGTAGCATATGCGGTAACTCTAAATTTAAATATTTCACTAATCTTGCAATGAACATTTCTTTCATCACGTTGTATGAATTTAAGCAATCTAGAATTGGTCTCCGAAGCGTCAAGTTCCCATTATTATTCACAATTAGCGCTAAACTTATTGATTTCAAATCAGAATCATAAGTATGAGTATAGCTGTTAATGCATGTTTGTTGGCTAATCACTGGAATTGATTCCGCATTTGCAGAAATGTCCAATGTAATCATTGGTCTAGTCGAGTTTCCTCTTGTCATTGCCAATCTAATGTTGTAGATGTCGATGAAGTCACTTACTTTCCTGTATCGCCTCAAATTAAGATGCGTGTATGACAACATGTTTTCTCGATTAAGTGCTGGTTCATAATGTCCAAAGATAAGAAAAGTGTGAAGCTGAGAATTCTTCATAGCTCTAAAGGCTATAACGCTACTTGGCAGAAAGCAATCGTTGATGTCAGCATGAATTGTTGATCCATAATGGATTCTGGCACCTATGCACCTGCGATGTCTGTCCTCCATTGCAATTTTTTCATAATTTGGATTTGATAGCACATGAAAGTACTTCAAGTACAGTGGTTGCAGCTTTTCATACAGTATGTCTTCCGTCAGTTCCCAAATTGGTCCACAATCTATCATGTCCATCATGAAGCGAGATTGTTTAAGTGAAAAAGGGCAAAGATCAGAGTAGTTTTGTTTGCATGATTTACAGATATGGTTAACTGAACAGAAATCACAAGAATACACATTGTGAAAGCATCCACACGTAAGACAATTTCCACACGGTTCAGATTTATTCATCTGAGTTGGATTTAAAGTACGCCAAAGAGTTACATTTGGTTTTTTGTCCTCCAGCCATCTCATCTGTGAAACGTAATCACTCGACTTTATGATCGAATACTGATTAGCTAAAGTAAATTTCAAAACTGAGTATTCAAATCTTAGTTGTCTCGTCGCCATAGTGACGCACTGATTGTATAAAGGTCTTTTAAAAACC